CATTTGACGAGATAGTGTTGTCTGTTATGGTAACACCGTCGATGGTCATTCCGCTAGTGGTTGACAATGTGGTGAATGTTGCCGCCACCGGTGTGGTCGCACCTATCACGGTGTTGTCGATCGCACCACTGTTGATGTCTGCTTTGGCCATCACTACGGATCCTGATCCGCTCGCTGATAGCACTAGGTCTGAATTTGATTGCGTTGTTGTAATGTTGTTGTCCGTGATGTTTACATTAGAATCTATGGTCAGGTTGCTGACGTTCACGGTGCCGGTACCGCCCGGTGTTAGGTTAAGATCAGCGTTTGAGCTTGTAGCAATGATATTGTCGTTGAACGTGATGTTGTCTATTGTTGTCGTCCCGACCAAACTCGTTGTTCCTGTCACATTCAACGTAGATAGTGTTGTCAATGCCGAGGGCACTGCAAGTGTTGAACTTAGGTTTGTTGCTCCTGAAAGTGTTGCCTCACCAGAAACGTTCATTGTTCCATCTACGATCAATCCATCGTTGATGTTGATAGCAGTAGAGTCATCTGAACTCAATGTGGTGCCTCTGAATTTCACTGCACCAAACACCACAGAACCAGTGCCATTAGGCAGTAAATTTATGTTTTCATTTGATCTAGTGCCTTCGATGTTGTTGTCATTTATCCTTATGGCCGGGAAGGATATGCCACCAGTGCCTGCAGGTGAGAATACCAGGTCCTCGTTTGATCTTGTAGCCGATATCTCATTGCCACTGAAACTTAGATCCCCGCCTGTGAGTGGTGACAGGTAAAGTTCCGTGAACATGTCGTTCACTTTCTGCATGGCGGCTCTCAGAGTATCACCCGTGCCGTCGTTTGCGTTTGAACCTACATTTAAAGTCTGTTGTGCCATGTTATAATTTTATCACCCTTTTTACGAATTTTATTACTTGGTTGTTAGTGTTATTTACTGTTCCTAGCAACCTAACGTTGCCGCCCGATATGTCCGCACTCAACACTATTGATTCATATGCCGTTGATCCATCTCCCTGACCATTGCCTACACGTGCAAAAGAACTGATATAGGCATTTATGCCGTCGTGGGACACGTTGGCCTCCACTAATGCGTACCTGTCCGCTGTGCTGTCTGACATCTGTATCAAGTATTTCACGCTCCTGTGTGTTGACGCACTGAATGAATCTATGGTCTGTGTCGAGGAGTCACCTGTTATGGTGACCGTGCCGTCTGCTATGTCCGTTTCCACGTAAAGAACTGGGAAGGTAGTCAAGGAGAGGTTCTTCGATGCATCCGTCTTTATGAATTGTCCCGCCGCATATGAGTTTGGCCAACCGAAACCATTTATTGAAACGTTGCCGGATCCACTGGCACTGATCTCGAGATCAGCGTTGGTGGTGTTGACCGTGATCTGGTTGTCCCTGATGTTGAGCTGGCCAGCGTTGACCTGTGCGTTTGCGAAGGACACAGTAGTGAAGGTTCCAGCGGCCGGTGTGGTGGCGCCTATCACCGTGTTGTCGATGGTGCCTGAATCTAGATCGATGTTTGAAATCTGTGCGGCACCCGTGCCATTGCCTGACAGCACTAGGTCGTCATTGGATCTGGTGACCTTGATCACGTTGTCTTTGAGGTTGATGCTGGAATCTATGGTGAGGTTGGAAACATTGACCACCCCCGTGCCTCCTGGCGTAAGGTTTAGGTCGGCATTGGAACTGGTGCCTATGATGTTGTCGTTGAATGTGAGGTTGTCCACAGTGGTTGTGCCCGCAAAGGACGAAGCACCGGATACTGTCATGGTAGACAGTGTGGTCAGTCCATCCACATCTAAAGTGGATCCGACTTGAACCGCTCCACCAAATGTTGTCGCTCCTGCACTCAATGTGCCGTCTACTATGAGGTTCTCGTTGATGTTCACTATGGATGAGTCAATTGCAGTGATCGTAGTTCCTGATATTCCTATTCCGTCAACAACCAAAGATCCCGATCCGTTTGCCCTTAATATTAGATCATCGTTAGATCTGGTGCCCTCGATGTTGTTGTCGTTGATACGTATTGCTGGAAACAATATGCTACCTGTCCCAGATGGTTTCAACACTATGTCCGCGTTGGAATCGGTTGAACTGATCTCGTTCTGATTGAAGCCCAGCGAAGTTGCGACCAAGGGGTTGGCGTACAACTCCGTGAAGTTCGCGTTGATCTTGATGCCCGCACCTCTGATGGTATCACCTGTACCATCATCTGCTATTGCACCGATGTTGATTACTTCCTGGGCCATGTTAGATACTCGCTAGTGTGATCTTTTTCCATATCACTGTTGAACCATCATAGTTCGCAGTGCATACATATAGGTTGGTTGCGTCCCAACTGATTGAACCTGCCACGTCACCTGTGTTTCCTACAGCGGTCGCGGTTTTTGTGGTCTTGATAACAAGTCTGTCTGCTTCTATCTGTACCTGGCCCGTACCGTTTGGATCTAGAATTATGTTTCCGTTTGTGTCAGCACTCAATAGGGTGTTGCCTGACATCTGTAGATCACCCGCCAACTCAGCGAAATTGCTGTTGACCTTGGCCATAGCGGTACGAAGGGTATCTCCCGTCGCTGGATTTCCTGCTGTTCCTGTGTCTATCGTTAATCTTGCCATAATGTGTTATTCGTATTTATTAAATAGTAATATGTTCATAGAAACCCTAAAAACGATGAAGTTGTACAAGAGGGAGAGCAAACTGGGTACCATGCACAACTACCACAGGAAGAAATTGATCTATGTTTTCAAGTGTGATTCGTGTTCTGAGGTATTCATGAGGCCCAAGAGCAAGGTGGATCCAGATCGTGCGTCAAACGACTACAAACACGTGTGTAATGCCTGTGATTCCAAGAAGTTCGCCCAATCAGTAGGTGTCAAGATGCGTAAAGTGTATCAGTTGGACGCCAGCAGTACCAAGACCCTATAACTGTTTCCACCGGATGTCATCACGTGATCCCGTGATCCATCTCTGCAGGTCAGCGTAGATGCCACACTTTATATTTGGTTGGTCGAAGTACCAACGCAGGAACGGATTGCCTTCTAAATATTCTTTCCTGTTGATGAAGTAGAAGTTTGTTTTGGGAAATTTCCTGAACGTCTGTCTCAGTTGATACATCCATTCGTACTTGAGGTATGCCTTCATGCTGGACCTGTCTGGGTAGTTCCGTGAATTTTTATATATGTTATTCTGTATCCTGCTAGGCGTGTCCATCTCCCACTGCTGGGCACCCATTATGTCGAAAGCCATTATCACTATGTTCTTTATGCCTGACTCAGCGGCCATCAGTACAGCACTGCAACCGGAACCTCGTGCCTTTGAGAAGTCATTGGTCTTGATCTTGTCGCCCTTCTTGACGTCACCTCCCCTCCATACCCTATAAATTTTTAGTCCCTCGGGTATGTGGTGTTCGTGATCGCCCTCGCAGATGTAGTTCCACGTGCTGATGTCGTCTGGACCGTGTATGCTTGGTGACTCCTTGCCATCATTGTGCCACCGGGCCAGTTCCTCGTACATGGGAGGATTAACAGCCACTATGTGATCACACAGCATGGGATGGTCTCGGTATATGGCGTTACATCCATATATCACACCGTGTCCTTTTAGGTTGTCTATTGGGAAGATGTTTCTTGATTCACCGTTGCCTATTATGAAAGCGGTATCCATTAGATGCCAAATGATTCTCCACAACCACACGAGCTCGAACTGTTGGGATTGGATATCTCGAACTGCGATCCAAAGGTCTCCTCCACCCAGTCGATCTTGGTGCCCATGACATACAACAATGAGGTCTCGTCCACCACGAACCTGCCTGTGCCCCAGTCTTCTACATGATCGCCTTCGGCGACATTTTCCTTGGTGTCAGCGAATCCCCACTCATACTTGAATCCTGCACATCCTCCACCCAGCACCGCCAGGCTCACCGCGTACTTGCCGGTGTTCTTCTCGAGTAGTCTCTCTATCTGTGCCTTTGCACTGTCTGTGATTTCAAATGGTTTCATACTATTAATTATTGTCATTTTACATAGGCTCCTTCATTATTTCCCATGTTTTGTACGCCAACTTCAAACCAAAATTTAGTAGCATCTGATTTCTTCTCAAAGCTCATGTATGCGTTCTGGTGTTCCCAGTGGTTCTTGGGGTTCTCGATATCGCCCGCGGGCTCGAACCACCAACCCCACTTGCCTTCACAATTCTGTTGGCACCAATCTATGCAGTCACCCATCACTCCATTCGAATTCATATCAATGTTGTGTTCGAATTGCATCATGTAACCACAGTCAGTAGGTATGTCGCCTAAATTAGGTTTTATCCTTTTTATTTTGACTTTTCCAAAACTTCTATTCATAGTATCCCAATTCTGTAAGAAGTTTTACATTGGCATAAAGTGGTCCTAGGTTGTATCTGTTTTGTTGATCGTTGAATTCACTAAAAAATCTTTTACTATTCATTCTACCAATGTCGGTATATGGTTTGCCTTCAGCGAAATGTACAACTTTAGTTGGCGTCAATCCAAGTATTTTGCACCAGTGTTTTTGTTCGCTATGATATTTTTTGACCATGTAGTCAACGTTAAATTTTTGCATACATTCTAAGCCGATGCCTGTGGCAAGCCTGTTGGCAACATTCTCATCATTTGCTATTTGCATGGGATCATATATTTTTTCCTTGGTCATTCTGAGAGCAACTCTGGCATTGGCAATAGGAAATGTTTTACTCAAACTAAAACTTATCGATTCAATGCAAGTGGGACTAAGATCAATCTGTACATTATCAAATGTTGTGTTGGGAAGGTATATGAAATCCAGCATGACAGGCACACCAAGCCTCTCGCATTGTTCTAGTAGTTCTTTCTGTTGTGGATGTTCGTCACCCAGTCTTGCAAATGGAAAACTTAATATTACAACATCGTTGGCTTTGATATCATCTTCATCTATGTACATCCATTTCATGCCTAATTTTTTCCAACATTCCATATGCCACCAATACTCACCTTTGAAAACTCTAAATCTACGTTCTCTGTGTTTGATATAAAAATTAATGAAAGTTTCTTGTGAACCCTGTGCAAAGCAACTATGTTTGAATTCGTCCAACCCTTTAAACTGGAACCTTGGACATGTTTTAAACCATGTTACAAAGTATTCCTCAAATCTTTTAACAATCCACGGGTCTAACAGATATTTGTTTAGTTGAACACTTTTTGTGAAATCTATCAGGTCTTTGTCCTTTATGCAGTTACCACTAGAATAGACGCTCCAGGTCTTAGATCGTAATTCATTGAAGTCGTCACTTACAGGAATATTCCATATGTAATCTCCTGGAATGTCTAACTTGTTTTGTACTGATGCTGTCATCAGTGCCCAAGCAATCTCTGTTATCTTGTCTGTATTTTGTTTAATTTCTGACATACTTTCTCGTAGTAATTGTAATCTGTTTCCCAGGTGGGATCGTTTTTATTCTTGTTATGGTTGGTCCTTAGGAACCATTTCAGCACAGGAGCATCAAAAACTAATTCCCAATACCCTTTTGGCCCAAAAAACAAACACGAGTTGATCACTAGATCTTTTGACACATATTTGCTCTCCCAAATAAGGTGTTGCAGGTCAATCCCATCAATGATTACTTTTGCTAATTCAAAATTAAGATCTTGTTTGATCTCATTGTTGTCATCAAGTAGGGTGTCTCTGCCCTCCTTGTTAATGAAGTGAATCCTGAGTATATTGTTTTTTTCCTGTGTGTCTGCGTAAAATGTAAGTTTGTCCTGAACCTTGCTGATAAAAACATCATTACCATTTAACTCTATCCTACAGATTGGATATTTTTTATTGAGAATATTAATGTTTTTAAAATAGAGATCGAATTTCATATAATATTATAGAACAACTATTTCCAGTTGTCAACAACGAACTGATCAGCACAATCCATAGGGTTTGGTGATCCATGGAACACTGCCACTCTATTACCAGGTTCGATCTTTGCCGGTTCCCTGAACCATTTCTTTCCGTCTTTAGTCAGTAGTTTCGTGTCCTTCAGTCCTATCATCTCCCACTTGTATGATCTTATCCATTCGTCTGGAAACCATGTGATGTCGTCCAAGGCCCTCTTGGTTATCCAATCCTGATCACCGTGATTCTGTTGCATGATTTGTGCTGATCTGTCTTTGAATTCGTCCCATAGGTAATCCATCGTTCCTGCTTGCCAACGCATACAACTGGAGTTGCTAAGTTTCCAGTCCTTGATCCTACATCTATTGAAGTCTCTGATTATGTTGAACTTGCCTGCGTGACTAAACAACGGGTCTATGTTGTCAAATATCACAACATCGAGGTCAAAAAATAAAATGTTTCCATTCAACGGCATCTCGGGTGCGAACATCCACAACTTGCTCCACCATGATTTGATCCATGGATCATTGGGTAGTTTTATTACGTTTATATCTTGGTCTAGTCCTGAGGGATCATCTGTGAGACAGTGAAACTGGTACGGCACTGTGGTGTGCCTTGCTACCATGTTTTTTAGTACATTGGCATATTTAGAAATATACTTGTTCCCCCACTTAACGCACACTACGTGATTCATAACTTTGCTCCAATGCTTCCATCTGTATTTGTTTCCAGTCATCGCTGTCAAGTGTATACGGATAATCCGCTTCGACAGAGGGTCCTGTTATTGTTCTAATGCTTGTAATATCTAAATTATTGTTCATGATCTCATGTACGTCGTGTATTGTGGCATTTGTACCAAATGTCCGCTGTAGGTCTACCTGACCTATCTTAATGTAACCTAGAGATAGTTTTGGGTCTTCCCAATCATAGTTATTTTCATTAAGCCAATTTCTGTACTCATCCATTTCCTCTTTTTTGAAACAGTTTGCCTCTGTTATTGTTTGCCCCCACTCAACATCGAATTCACCAGAGTAGTATTTCTGGTGGTTTATTTCTGAACACAAGGCATCAGTCATCTTGGGTGCATGTTCATCCCTAAAAACTTCGTACAATGTCTTCCCCACCTGTGACCAGTGTAGGTAAACCCCGCCTAGATCTCTGTCATACCTATTCTGTTTAAACAGTTCAAAATCTTCGTCATGTAAATTATATCTAGGTGCATTCAAGAAAGTTGTTATCTGTGATGCTCTCATCCATTCGGGCTCTATGGCTTTTTTCCTATCAGCGTTGACCCAACTTTCAATTTCATGACAAATGTTGTTAAGTTGCCTAATTGCATATTTCGTTTCACCATCTGCCTGTTTATAAAAGTCTGAAACCTCCCAAGCGTTGCCTTGCAATTCTTCGAAATGCCTGTGTAACAAATTGCAGGATTCGTGTTTCAATGCCTTTCCCGGTGTGGCCGGATTGGGTCCGTCCACTTCCTTGCCCATGGGCAAAAATGAACTGTACTGAAAGTCATCTGCTGTGAATGGGTGTATCTTTTCGTAAGCAGGTTCAAAATTGAAAGAGTTGATCTTTGATACATTTTTGTTCAACTCACCTACAAGATATCTAAGATCCCTCTTTGAATCTGCAAATCCAAGGAAACAGAAATTCTTCTCTAATACTCTTTGCTGTTTGAGATTATCTTTGAGTGCATCGAGCCACCTGTGTCCTAAAGGTGTGTCATATACCTGAAAGTAGTAGGCTTTGTTGGTTAAGCCTACTCTGACCATGTCGTGGATGAATTTATCCTTTTTTGTAGATGGCACTGTTGGCTCCATGTTCCATGCATTCCACACTGTCCACGAAACATCTTCCATCTGTCTTTTCTCTGATCAACTTGTCAGCGAATTCAAATGCATGTTTGGCGAACATCTCAGCACCAACACCATCAAATATTCTTATCTCGGCCAGATCAAGTTGTTCCAACTCCTTGAATTTCTCCATGTGTGGATCGTTTTTGTCTAGTGCGAGTTTATGGTCGAAGTGATCCTCTAACCATGCCTTCAGAGGTTTGAGTCCCCCAAAGTCAACTGCCCAGTTCTTGTTGTCCAATTCCTTGCAACCAAATGTGAATTTGAATGCCAGGCTGTATCCGTGCAGTAGGTGGCAGTGTGAGTGATCTGCGTTGGGTTGTCTGAACACCGCAGAAAGTCCTATGTTGTGTCCGTATGTTTTAGTTGAGTAGTAAGTCATCGTTTCTCCTTGCGTTGATGACTTGCAGAGTGTTTATAGAGGGGTGAAAGTCTTG